GTTCGCTATGGTTCAAAGGCAGCTAAATACGCAGAGGCCGGTGCAGTAACTGGAGGATTTAACGTCCTGGACCGTTACGGTGCTGAGAAGCTAGGTGGCTATGATGACCAAGACTACACCTCTGCATTCATCCTAGGAGGTCTCCTGGGGAGTGGAGTGTCAGCTGGTGCTGATCTATTCAGACACTTTAAGGAACCTGCTACGAACCGCTTGGTGTCCTCTATAAAGAACGCAGAGGACCATGTAGCTGCTCAGGCCACTGGTGCTGAACTGCCAAACGCTGTAAGGAACCCACGTGCTGACCTGGAGTCCATCCATGACCCTAACTTTCATGGCACAGTTAAATCAGATGTCTTAGAGACCCTGACGAAGGACGGTAAGGTCTTCTCAGTGTCCAAAGATGACATGCTGAACTTGGCTAAGAAGTGGGGAGTGGACTTTAAGGATAACGCCAAGGCATTCTACAAAGATGGCATCACTGTCCTCGTTAAAGACAACATCAAGGCTGGAGATAGAGTTGATGACATCCTGCTCCATGAGATTGGTGTACACGGTGGCATGCAGAAGGCCGTTGGAGAGAATGCTTGGAATAACATCCTGGACACTGTGCAGCAGCACATCAAGAACCCTCAAGGTGCCTGGAAGGAGGCCATTAGACGCACACCTGATGGTGGCCTGGAGGAAATCCTGGCTCACTACGTTGAACTCTCAGGCTCCAAGAACAATAAGTTCATGACCGGCATTAAGAGTTCTGTTGGTAAGGCCATGCGAGACCTTGGCATCACCAAGAAGGTATCAGATGCTGAAATCTTAGACTTCGCTCATAAGGCACTTAAGGCTGAAGTAGATAAGGCCAGAGGATTCGTAGAGCATCCTGATGACTCAGTTACCCAAGGTGGTCTACGTTATAGTGCAGAGAGTGTCACCAATCCGCGCCTTGTGGATGACGTAGCAAGGTCCACAGCTGATGTCCTCAGAGACACCCAGGGTGGAACCGGAATGCGTCACAAGGTTGGCCAATGGTTTGAAGATGGGTGGTTCTCAGGGACACTTGGAGGCATCTTGAAGAACTCTAAGATCAAAGAGGTCTCAAAGTTCGCTAATGATGTCCTTCATGATGCTCGTCAGCGGCTGTATACCGGTAATGGTCCTAAACCTATTGAACTCCAGAAGCATGACATCATGCATGAACTATCGGTCCACTATGATGCATTCCTTACAGCACGTGATGAGTACATCGCTAAGAATATGTCCGGTACTCGCTATGGGTATAACGCTGACATGCGCCGGTTGGATGTCAATAAGAAGGTCTATGACTACCTGAATTGGAAGTATGGAGACCATAAGACAGGTGCAGCTGCCATTGATGAGTCAGTAGCCAATGTGGCTGAAGCCTATAAGAAACTGTATGACTCCGTACTGGAGACAGGTAAGACCTCTGCTGAACGCTTTGGATACTCTCACGCCAATATGATCGACCCTGAGTTCAAACCAAGGACCGGCGAGATGTGGCGTGTAATTGACCCTGAGCAGCGGTACAACTGCATCAATACGCTCTTTGGTGACGAGAAGGCATTCCAGAATGGCCTAGAGGACTATGCAAATATGTTCGCTGATCGGAAGGCCATGGGTGAAGAACTCCTGGAAATCCGTCAGAAGGAATGGGATGTCAAGAAGGCTGAATATGATGCAAAGGTTGAGGCATACAAGAAAGACCTTGAGAACCATAAGGTACTACTGGAGAAGTGGCAGCAGAAGGTCAAGGGTATCAAGGAGAAAGCTACACATGCTGTAAGTTCCTCGTTACCTAAGAAGCCTGTTAAGCCTATCATGCCTAAACCTTTGGACCCTCGACCTACAGAAGTTACCAAGGCTGATCTTGACGCTCACATTGGAGAACGAGCACATGATTGGGCATATGGCGTAACAGACCAGGACATCTCAAATATCCACTCATTCGATAAAGGTGACGCAGGGTTGACCTTCTTCCGTCAAAGGTTTCCGATGGATACCTCTGGTGAGATGGCGACTGATAAGGGCCTTAAGTTCAGCTTTGACAATAACCTGCGGTCATACGACCTTGACAGGTTTACTCCTGGTATCCTAAACAGGTTCGCAGGTGAAGCTGCGTTCCTCAATAAGTTTCCTGAGAAGGGTTCCTATGATACCTGGAGGCAGACCGTAGAGCAAACTCATTACGGTTCCGCGCTGGATAATAAGCATACCACAGGTGTAACTGAGGCTGACAAGGCCAGAGAACTAAAGGCACTCGACCAGGCCGTTGCGATGCTGCGAGGCACCAGACCGGCTGATGAGACTCCCAACAAAGTCAGGCTGTTCACCAATCTTCTCCGCAAGATGTCTTATAACCAGAATGGTGCTAACATGGGCTGGAACCAAGTGGGAGAGATAGGTGGTGCCTTGGGTTACTCAGGGTTCCGTTCAGCGATGCATGTGCTACCTGCTTTGAACCACTTGGTAACTGGACTGCTCAAAGGGACAGACCATGTGAACGCCATTAACGATGTGACCAGGCATGTCTTTGGTCAGAACGTAGCGAGGGACGTATGGAAAACCGACTGGACCTCACGCACCTGGCATGATCTTGTTGGTTCCTCATCGGCTTGGAGACACATGGATAAACTTGAGTCCGGTGTGAACTATATGGGCAAGATAGTGTCGACCTTCAATATGATGCCAAGGATCACTGATTGGATGGTCACAGGCGCTCGTTCCGAGGTCATTGCGGATTCCGTAGAATGGGCTGCAGGTAAAGAGTTCAGTAAACTAAGGAACCCTTTCAGTCAGAAGAAGCTGGATGCTGCAGGTGTTGACTCTGCTACAGCTGCTAAGATTCGTGAGGACATCCTTAAGTACACTGAGTTTGACTCTAAGGGTAATATGACTCGCATGGATGTCGAGAAGTGGCAGCAGGAGTCACCAGGAGCATTCGCTAAGTGGCGCTTCTTGTTGGACAATCAGTCCATGAGGACCATCCAACAGACAACCATTGGTAACACTGCGTACCTCACATCGGCCCATGGGTACTCTACGTTCATGAAGATGCTATTCCAGTTTAAAGACTTCAGCCTCAAGGCCATCAATGGGTCCACACTTCGTGCCTTGACGCACCGTGAGATTGACGATGTGGTGTCTATGGTTGGCTCAATGGCTGCCAATACCGCAGTCTATGCAGGTCTCACAGCTGCTAAGTCCTATATGTACTATCCAGATGACAAACAGAAGCAGCAGGAATACAGGGACAAAATGTTGGCACCTGAGCGTTTAGCATCAGCTGCGCTACTCCGTGGTGTTATGACAGGAAGTATCTTAGGGTTTGGTGGAGACATCGCAACAGGTGTACTCGGTACTGAGTCCTTCAGGACCACTTATGATAACTCGAAGGCTGCGATGAACCGCAAGTTCACAAATCAGAAGGACAGGGACATGAGTGATGTTGTAGGCGATACCTTTGGTCAAAACCCTGCACTGCGTGTCATTGAGTCAGCCTATAAGACCGCAAAGGTAGGCGCTGAGGCAATCGCTCCGCACCAGCATGTCACCAAGCGTGAGATGTCAGATGCACTCAAAGCGTTCCCTCTGCAGAACGCCTTACCGATGCTATACCTCAACAGTGAGATCTCTAGTCACTTCCGTGAGAAGGAACTTAAAGGAGACTACTGGTTTACTCCAAATAAGACTTCGACAGGGCGCTACTAAGGTGGCGCTCTTTGTCATTTCTAAAAGAAGAAAGGATGATATAAACATTGGCAAATACTAGAAAAACAATGGTTACTTATCGAGGCACAGGAACGCAGAAGACCTTTGCGTTTAACTTTGACTATCTACAGAAATCGTTCATCAAGGTCTCTGTTGATGGCAAGGTACTGACTTATGGCATCGACTATACCGTAACGAATCGCCAGGTAGACCTATTGGTGGCTCCTGTTGTTGATGTCCTTGTGATTGTCTATCGAGAGACCGCTACAAGCCGCCTGGTGTCCTGGGAGGACGCTTCGGTACTTCGGGCTGCTGACATGACTCTCTTCGAGGTGCAACTCTTGCATATCGCAGAGGAAACACAGGATAAGGTACAGGATTCCGGTCTTGCCCTGGACCCAGATGATAACATTTGGGACGCAAGGTTCCACACAATCAAGAACGTCAATGACCCAACTAAGCCTGAAGAGGTTGTAACTAAGCGGTACTTTGAGTCTGTCCAGGCAGGGTACATTCAGTCATTGAATGCTCTTCTGACAAACACGACTGCTCAGGCCACAGCTGCCACCACAAAAGCAACCGAGGTGGCAGGGAGTGCAGCTGCAGCGAAAGCCTCTGAGACGAACGCAAAGACCTCTGAGACGAACGCAGCTTCATCCCAGGCTGCTGCATCAGGTAGTGCCTCTGCGGCTGCTGGTAGTGCCTCTGCGGCTTCAGGAAGTGCTGGCACAGCGTCCACTAAGGCAACTGATGCATCAAATAGTGCTTCTGCAGCTTCTTCATCTGCTACTCAAGCGGCTAACAGTGCTACAGCGGCAGCTGCCTCAGCGGCTCAGGCAAGTAACAATGCAGGGTACACAAAGACACAGTCAGACGCCCTCTATATTGCGAAGGTGCCAAGTATTGTAGATAATGTCCATAAACACCTACCATCTGGTGGTTACATTACCAATGCTGCTGGTGCCGATTGGTATGTTATTAACCTGCTGAACCCTTCAAGTTCACCTACGGCTCCAAAGTTCTTCCAGTTAACAATGGATTCAAAGGACAAGACGTTTTATGTGCGTGTTGTAAATAACATCTCCGAGGTCACCTCAGCTTGGCAGGTATATGTAGGTGTTACCCACTGGGAAAACCCTGATGGAACCAACTGGTGGCGTAGGTATTCAGATGGGTTCATTGAGATGGGAGGGACAGCTTCTAAGACAAGTAATGCTGTTACTATTTACTACCCTCTGACAGTCACAAAAGTACTATCTGCTCTCGTGACCCCTGTGTCGCCTACTGCGGTAACAGGGCCTGAAGTCATCTCTTCAATCAACATGAACAACATGGTCGTACGAGGGAACAGTTATGCAGCCAGTGGTTATAGCATCAACTGGGAACTCAAAGGGAGGTGGAAGTAACCTATGGATAGCAAAGAGCGTATCTCTGAGGTAACTAAAATGACACCTCCAGTAACCGTAGGCATAGCTGACTACTTTGGGCTATCCATGCAGGATTGGATGTACATTGCAACCATCATGTATATAATACTCCAGGCCGCTGTGCTGGTCTATAAGACGTTCTTGAAGAAGAAAGGAGAGTAAATCAATATGTTATTAAATGGTAAAAGAATCATGTTAGACCCAGGGCATTCCGGTAGAACTATGGACCCTGGTGCTTGTGGAGCCATGTCGGTTGAGTCCGATGTGGCTTTTGCTATTTCTCAGGAGGTTGAGAGCATCCTCAAGAACCGCTGGGGAGCCACAGTGGCATGCACCAAGAACAGCATTGACGATGTTCCTAGCGATGACCTAGGGTACCGCTGTGAGGTCTCTGATGCGTTCAATGCGGACATCCTGGTATCAATCCATCTGAACGCTGCGGCGAACACTTCAGCCAAAGGTACTGAGACGTTCTCTATGAGTCACATGGGAGGTCTTCTGGCTAAATGCATACAGAAGCAGCTGGTGGCATGCTTAGGTACACTTGACCGTGGCCTTAAGGATGGCTCTCGCTTGTACATGGTGAAGTACCCTGATGCCGTTGCGGTCCTCACAGAGGTCTGCTTTATCTCCAACATGGATGAAGAAATGATGATTAACCGCGACTACAAGAAGGCTGCTGAGGCAATCGCGCAGGGTATCGTTGACTACTTTGTGTTGTATGGAGGTGTATAATAGTGAGTAAGATTGACCCACAGCTGCTTGACATGATGGCTGAACTGGAGGTCTCTGCGCTCCTTGAAGGACTCAAAGACCATGAGTGTAGAACCAATCCTGCCTTTCTGGAGAAGGTTAGGAAATTTCTTCAGCAGAACAAGCTGTTGACCACTCCAGAGACCCCTGGCATCCATGAGGTCCAGAGGAACTCTGAGAAACTTCCGGTATTTGATAACTGATGTTTGACTGGACAGATGAACAGGTAGAACGAGCAATGGAAGACTTTCGGGTCTTCCTTTTTATCGTTTGGAGGATGATTGGGTTACCTGACCCTACACCTATACAGTACGATATGGCTGACAGTCTCCAGAAGCCTCCTACGGACCGCTTTATCATCCAGGGGTTCCGTGGGGTAGCCAAGTCGTTCATAACCTGTGCGTTCGTTGTGTGGATGCTGTGGAGGAACCCTCAGCTGAAGATCATGATAGTATCAGCCTCGAAGGACCGAGCAGATGCGAACGCTGTGTTCATAAAGAAGATCATCCAGACTGTTCCATTCCTCTCTTCGCTGCTGCCGAGGCCAGGCCAGAGGGACACTCAGAACCTCTTTGATGTAGGCCCTGCAGTACCAGACATCAGCCCTTCAGTTAAGTCTGTAGGTATCACCGGTCAGATCACAGGCAGCCGTGCAGACATCCTGGTGGCTGATGACGTAGAGGTGCCTAACAACAGTGGTACTCAGATGCAGCGTGAGAAGCTAGGAGAGTCCGTAAGGGAGTTCGATGCCATCCTTAAGCCTGGTGGACAGATAGTCTACCTAGGGACACCTCAGAACGAAATGTCACTCTACAATGAACTCCAGAAGCGTGGCTATGTGACTCGTATATGGCCCTTGCTGTACCCTGAGTCCAAAGCAGAGCGTGAGTTCTACGGTGACCGCTTGGCTAAGATCATAGCTGACCCTTACGACAAAGACCCTGAGAAATGGGCCGGTAAGTCCACAGAGCCTACACGCTTCGATGAACTTGAGGTAGAGAAGAGAAGGTTGTCATATGGTCGTGCAGGTTTCGCTCTGCAATTCATGCTGAATACAAACCTAAGTGACCAGGAGAAGTATCCTCTTAAGGTGGCCGACCTGATCGTAGCAGACCTTGACTTGCATTCCACAAGCCTCAAATGGGATTGGGCTACAGGACCGCAGCAGCGTATCCCTGGGCTACCATGTGTTGGTCTCAAAGGTGATATGTACTATGGGCAGCTGTTCCGTTCTCCTGAGACCATGGAGTACACCGGAACGGTCATGTCGATTGACCCTTCAGGTAGAGGCAAGGATGAGACAGCGTATGCTATCGTCAAGATTCTCAATGGCTATTTGTTCCTCATGGAAGTTGGAGGGTACCGTGATGGCTATACCGATGCGACACTCCAGCAGCTGGCTAACAAGGCCAAATTCTATGGAGTAAATGATGTGGTCATTGAAGCCAACTACGGTGACGGTATGTTCACAAAACTTATCACTCCGGTATTCACTGCTACGCACCCTTGTAATATCGAAGAGGTGAAGCATAGCAAGCAGAAGGAACTCCGTATCATCGACACATTGGAGCCTGTCATGATGCGCCATAAGCTGATCGTGGCCTCCTCGGTAATCCAGGAAGACTACAAGGTCTATGAGGTTGACCCTCATCGTTCTCTGATCTACCAGATGACACGCCTG